GCAAGCGTCACAGTTGTTCGGTCGCGGTAGTACCCAGAACCTAACCAACACTAACGCAAAAACAGAGGATAAGTAATAATGTCTGTAATTACTGGTAAAGTAGCATTCGCCAACCTGACTGAGCACGAGGTGTTCAATGGTCAGTCTACTGGCAAGTACTCAGTGGTTTTGACTCTCGAAGACGAAGAAGCTGACAAGCTTCAAGCTGAAGGAATCAAGGTTAAGACCTATAAGAATCAACCACAACGTAAGTTCACTACAAAATACGATGACATCACTGTTGTCGATGTAGATGGTGAAACACTATCGAAATCTTCGGTACGTTGGGGCGATACTGTGCGTGTAAAGTACGCAGTAGGTAAGCCACACCCTGTACATGGCTCATCACCTTACCTGCAAGCAATCCGTGTGATTGAGAAGGGTGAGAACGATGTTAATGACGAAGAATTCTGAGGCAGAGTTCATCGGGCACCAATCGTGCCCACATTGTGGATCGTCGGATGCTCTGGCGGTCTATGATGATGGGCATGGTTACTGTTTCAGTTGTACCACCTACGTCAAAGAGGTAGATAACGTGGAAAATACAGCAACGGTAGTCAGCTACAATCGTCCTGCAGAAATGTTTGGTACGCCTATGGCAATCACTGATCGTCGCATCTCACTGGACACGGTGAAGAAGTACGGAGTGACTGTTGAGAACGCACCTAACAGCCGTGAACCGATTCGTCAGCATTACCCATACTATGACAGCCATAACCATTTCATCGGCACCAAGGTGCGCACAATCGCCGACAAACGATTCAGCACTAGCGGTGACATGAAACACAATACGTTGTTTGGTCAGCAGTTGTTTAAGAATGAAGGTCGTTTTGTAACGGTAACAGAAGGAGAGTTAGATGCACTTGCAGCATTTGAAATGTTGGGTTCAAAGTACCCTGTCGTCAGCGTATCGAAAGGCGCAGCGGGGGCAGTCAAAGACTTTAAAGCTAACCTTGAATGGTTGGAGGGCTTTGAAAACGTTGTCATTTGTTTCGACAATGATTCGGCAGGTCGAGAAGCGGCTGAGAAGTGCGCCCAGATACTATCGCCGAACAAGGCTCGCATCGTCTCGTTAGGAGCATTCAAAGATGCTTCAGACTATCTTGTAAACAACAAGGTACGTGACTTTACCAGTGAGTGGTGGGAAGCTAAGACCTATCGCATGACTGGCATTGTGACACTTGAGGATGCTTGGGAAGACTTTGTCAAGCGTGGTACTGAGGAGATCATTCCTTTCCCTGAATCATTCGGTGCGCTAAATCACATGATGAACGGTGGTATAGCGGCAGGGGAAATTACTGTCTTGGGTGCTCTCACATCCATCGGTAAGACTACAATGGTCAATGAGATCGTTTATCACTTCTGGAAGAATACTGGTAAGCGTATTGGTTGTGCATTCTTGGAGGCATCGAAAGGTGAAGCTGTCGAAAACTTACTTACGATCCATACGGGACACAATCTCTCTCTTGAAGATCGTAGCAATATTAATTATGACCAACTCCATACTGATATTATCACTGATGGTCGGATTCTCTTATTGGATCATGCAGGGGCAGTAGATAGCGACGAGCTATTCATCAAGCTACGTGCAATGATCAAGGGAAGTGGCTGTGAGATCCTCGTGATCGACCCGCTACAGGCAGCAGTCACTAGCAACACAAACGAGACCATTGATGACTTCATGGATCGTCTGTTGAAGCTATCCAAAGAGACTAACGCTTCCATCATCGTGGTCAGTCATATGCGTAAGCCATCACTGTCTAATCCTCACAACGTCAACGAGTATGACTTGAAAGGTTCTGGATCAATCAACCAGATCGCATTCAACACCATCTTGTTGTCACGAGATAAGATGTCAGACGATGACTATGCACGTAACAGTACGATGGTACAGGTGGTTAAATGCCGACGCACTGGTATGACTGGTATGGCAGGTTGGTTGTATTACAACTCACAGACTGGTCGTCTTGAGCGTGGTGAAGCCCCTGAGCAACACGCAGCGACTCAAGAAGATGAGTTCTAAGAATGAAAGGAGAGCATTATATGTCAATGGAGTAAAAGCAATCATGGGTGATCAATGTCATGACTGTGGGTATGATAAACACTGGGAAATACTTGAGTTTCACCATATCATCCCTCGGCAGCTCTCTGGCAGACCGCCTATGCAATCTGTGAAAGATTGGTCGTGGGAACGTTGTCGTGATGAGTTACTAGAACATTGCGTCCTTCTCTGCCCAAACTGTCACAAGGAGCGTCACTTAATAGAAGATAATGATAGCTTAAGGTTTACGAATGAAACTGATTTTTGACATTGAAACAGACGGTTTAGATCCCACAGTGATCTGGTGTTTGTGTGGAACCATTGGTGATGAGAATACACCGTACAGTGAGTTCACTATTCAGCGTCCAAGAAAATGTGACATTGAGTTGTTGCTACATAATGTTGATGAAGTAATCGGTCATAACATTATGGCATACGACATTCCTGCTATTGAGAAAATCTTAGGTGTTTCCTTTGACAACGTAAAGATCACTGACACGCTTGTGTTGAGTCGGTTGTATAACCCAAGTCTCGAAGGTGGTCATTCACTAGCTAAATGGGGAGATCGTCTGAACTTTCCCAAAGGAGATTATGATGATTGGACTAAGCTTACGCCTGAGATGGTGGGATACTGTCAGCAAGATGTGCGGGTTACTCAACGACTTTACGAACTTCTCATGGGAAAGCTTGAGGAATTTGGAGATCAAAGCATTGACCTTGAGCACAACGTACAGAGCGAGATTGTTAAACAAATCAGTAACGGGTGGCTCCTCGATCAACGACGAGCATTCGATCTACTAGCAACATTACAGGAGAAAAAATATGACATTGAAGAGATGGTACTACGGGTGTTTAAACCCCTTCCGACCTTTGTTAAACAAGTTGTTCCCAAGTATAAAAAAGACGGCTCCCTTTCCGCAGTCGGGCTTAAGTTTCTGGGAGAAATGTGGGTTCACGTTGGCGGTGAGTTTAGCCGTATTGATTTTCCTGAATTCAATTTGGGCAGTCGGCGACAAATCGGAAGATACCTTCAATACTTTGGTTGGAAGCCAACAGAGTTCACAGACAACGGACAACCGATAGTCGATGAGCGTACTCTTAACGATGTTAGCGATATACCTGAAGCTGCGTTGATCGCAGAATACCTTCTGGTACAGAAACGTATTGCACAGGTTCAGTCTTGGATCGATGCAGTAGAGTCCGATGGTCGAGTTCATGGTCAAGTGAATTCAATCGGTGCTGTGACTGGACGTATGACGCATAGCAGCCCTAACATGGCACAGGTACCCGCAGTGTACTCTGAGTATGGAAAAGAGTGCAGAAGCTGTTGGACGGTGCCTGAAGGGTACAAATTAGTTGGCGTGGACGCCTCTGGACTAGAGCTACGGATGCTCGCACATTACATGGGTGATCAGGAGTACACAAATGAAATCCTCAACGGAGATATTCATTCTGCGAATCAAAGTGCTGCAGGACTCGCTACACGAGATCAAGCAAAAACATTCATCTACGCCTTCCTCTACGGAGCAGGAGATGCAAAGATCGGATCAATTGTGGGAGGCAGCTCTACAGTTGGAAAACGACTTAAGAATAAGTTCCTCGAAAATACTCCGTCTCTTGCAGAGCTTAGAGAGCGAGTCTCAACCGCAGCAGTCAGAGGCTACTTACGCGGGCTTGATGGACGACGTCTTTGGATAAGATCTGAACACGCTGCCCTGAACACACTTCTGCAAGCCGCAGGTGCTGTGGTCATGAAGAAGGCTCTGGTGATCTTTAGCGAGTTCGCAGAGAAGTGGGGACTGACTTATCGTATGGTAGGTAATATCCACGACGAGGTTCAGATGGAAGTACTGGAGAAAGACGCTGAGAATGCAGGTTACTTGATGGTAGAATCAATCAAAGCCGCAGGTGTTGCATTCGATATGCGTTGTCCTCTAGATGGCGAGTATCGCGTAGGTATGTCTTGGGCAGATACTCATTGATATGTAAGCAATAGTGTGTTATACTAATGTTTTACACAGGAATTAATAATGACAAAATCTATTTATACATTGGTAGATGATATTTATACTCTTATGGAGAACCGTAATACTCCTAAAGACGTAGATGTTGATGCCGAGATCGAACGCTTCGGTGAAGCTATGAAGGACTTGATGAAGAAAGAATTCAAGCCTTCTCAAGGATACCAAGGTGGCAACCTACGACTCAGTGCAATCGGTAAGCCTGATCGTGAGTTGTGGTATTCGATCAACAAGTACAGCAAAGAGAAACTTAAGCCACATAACTACATCAAGTTCATGTATGGTCACATGATCGAA